CTAGTCAAGTCATACCAGACCGATGCCAGTGCTGGAGCAGGTGCTATTATTAATATGCCTGATGATATGGATGCCAGCCTAAAGCCATTTCAGTTACAGCCTAGCGGTCAGAACCTTGACGCTGTTCGCAACTCGATAAAGGATAAGGTCGAGGCGATTAATCGCATGGCACATATGGGAGCAGTTCGCGGCACTGAGGCAATGACCCAATCAGGCGTGGCGATGCAAACAGAGTTTCAGATGTTAAACGCGAAACTATCTGAGAAGGCCGATATCTTAGAACTGGCAGAAGAGCAATTGTGGCAGTTGTTCTGTGAGTGGCAAGACATAACCCCAGACGTTGAAATATTCTACCCTGATGCATTTGATCTACGTGATTACGATAAAGAACTATTGTTCCTACAGCAGATGCGATCTACGGGCGTTAAGTCAGTCACCCTGATGCAAGAGATAGACAAGAAGATCAGTGATCTAGTGTTAGATGATGAGGCACTGGCTAAGTCGCACGTTGAGATCGAAAGCGGGTCACAAGTATTAGGTCAATTTGCAGAGAAGGATGTTGCTGAGTAATGCCAGCGGACACGGCTTATTCGGAAGTGCTAGAACAGTTAGCCGATAGCCATCAGGAAAGGCTACAGGCGGCTCTAGTGACGTTAGAGGAAAGGGTTGCTGATCTTATGGCAACTGCGCCTCTACAGGATGGTAATCTGTTCGATTTGGAATGGGCTATATCTGCGCGTAACGAGATCAGATTAGCGATTGATGAAACGTACCTAGCCACTGTTGATGCGATGATACGCGATTACAATGGTGTAGCGGGTGATGCGGCTGTAATGCTAAAGACATACGGGGACTTTACCAAAGCAAGCCCTGCGGTTATTAGCCAACTACAGCGGTTATCTTTCCAAGGATTCGAGGCGATTGCTAATGAGTACCTTGATGTCATAGCGACTGAGGTTTACCAGAACACCCTAACGGGCAGAGCATTTGCAGATTCGGTAAAGACTATTCGCCATGCAGTAAATGGCGTATACATTCAATCTGATGACTTAGAGGCACAGCGGTTAGTTGATGTAGCAAGAACAGGTACAGCGGCAGAGAGTGCGGCCGCAGTTGAGAAGCTACATACCTTATATGCTAGGGATCGGGTTGGTAATAACCTTAGACGTTATTCTACCCAGATGGCGCAGGATAGCTTGATGCAGTTCGATGCTTCCATTAACACCGCTATAGGTAAAGAGTCAGGCGCGACTAAATGGAAGTATTACGGCACAACAGTCAGAGATACTAGACCATTTTGCAGGGAACACGTTAATCAGGTGTTTACTACAGAAGAGATAGAGAAAACATGGGCGGGTAGTTGGAAAGGCAAGGCCGCTGGCGATCCGTTTATTGTAAGGGGCGGCTATAACTGTCGCCATCATTTTAGACCAGTATTAGAGGATTAATCATGCCACAAGGTAAAGGCACATACGGTAGCAAGGTCGGAAGACCCAAAAAGAAGAAAAAGAAGAAGATGGTTAAAAAATAACCATTTGTGATACACTACGGATTCACCAATACTCTTTAAGAGGTTCGTAACATGAGCGATGAAATCATGGAAACAGAAGCAGAGACTGAAACTGCGGCAGTAGAAAGTCAGGAAACTAAAACCTTTACTCAGGATGAACTAGACCGCATTGTTGCGGATCGTGTTGCAAGAGAGCAACGAAAGTTCGACAAGAAACTATCTGGTGTTGATCTGGATGAAGCAAAAGAACTGCTGGCACAAAGAGAAGCCGCAGAACTGGAGCGACAAAAAGAGCGCGGAGAGTTTGACTCAATCCTGAAGAAAACGGTTGAGAAAAAAGACATGGAGATACAGAGTTATAAAACGAAGTTGCAACAGACGCTTGTTGATGGAGCGATTCTAGGTGCGGCATCTAACAATAACGCTGTTAATCCGAATCAAGTTTCTCAGTTACTTAAAACCAATACTCGCCTGTCAGATGACGGCAATGTAGAGGTGCTAGACGATAACGGCACACCGCGATACAATGACAGCGGTGATCTGCTATCAGTCAATGAGATGGTAGCTGAATTCTTGACAGCAAACCCGCATATGGTCAAAGCCTCACAAGGTGGCACTGGCTCGATGGGTAACGCTGGTGGCTCGACACAGAAGCCTCAATCTGTGGCAGATATGGTTGCAAACTGGAGTGATGGTGGCAAAGAAGCATTTGCCGCTATGAAAAAAGCGTAACCACCAAACCACAATTTTATTTTTATTTAGAGGACTTTTAAAATGGCCGCAACAACTTCAACTACTCTCGACGATCTATTTGCGAATATTATCGCTCAGGCTCGTTTCACTGCTGAAGAGCAGTCTTTAATGCTGGGTCTTGTTACTCAGTACAACATCGGCAACCAAGCTGGCAAAACTATTCAGGTTCCTAAGTACCCTGCAATAGCGGCCGCTGATTTGACCGAAGGCACAGATATGACTTCAACCACTGTATCTACTAGCTCAGTTTCTGTAACTGTTGGCGAAGTAGGCGCACAGGTGTTGTTGACTGATCTAGCCGCTATGGGTGCTGGCAATCCTGCTGAAGAATTAGGAACTGTACTTGGTAACGCTATTGCTACTAAGATGGATACTGACCTGATCGCTTTGTTTGACGGATTCTCTGGTTCTATCGGTTCTGCTGGTGCAGAGATTACTGTAGCTGACCTATTCAAGGCGGCCGCAACTCTACGCGCTAACAAAGTAACTGGCGTTATCAATGCTGTAGTACACCCATATCAGGCGTACCAGTTGAAGGCTAACCTAACTAACACCTTTGCTAATCCAAATGGTGGCGACTTGCAGAACGAAGCAATGCGTAACGGTTATGTTGGTACTATCGCTGGTATCAATGTATATGAGTCTGCTAATGTTTCTATCGATGGCAATGACGATGCTAAAGGCGCGGTATTCGCTCCAGAAGCACTTGCTATCGCTATGAAGCGCGACTTCCAAATTGAGCCACAGCGCGATGCTTCTAATCGTGCCTTTGAGCTTAACGCTACTGCCATTTATGGCGTTGGCGAGTTGGATGACTCGTTTGGTGTTGAAATCCTTTCGGATGCCGCACTGTAAGACTATGATTGCCCCCTTTTCGGAGGGGGCTTTTCTTACGAGGTAACTATGTCAATAACGTATCGTGGCGAAAGGTTCGAGGGCTATAACAAGCCAAAGCGCACTAGGAATCACCCAGAAAAGAGCCATGCAGTATTGGCTAAAGAGGGTGACAAAGTACGCTTGATTCGATTCGGTCAACAGGGAGCAGATAACAAGCCTCCCCGTAAAAACGAAAGCGAAGCAGATAAGGCCAAGCGCAGGGCGTTTAAGGCAAGGTTTGCAAAAGACATAGCAAGAGGCCGTAAAGATAAAACAGCATCAGCGGCATACTGGGCAGATAAGGTGAAGTGGTAATGGCATTCTCTCAAGATTCAGATTTAGTTGATTTAGTTCCTGATATTCTCTCTTTAGGTATCACGTCATTTGCTGACGATCATGCAAAGTCGCAAGCAGACATTGAGCGCGAGTTGCGGATCAAGTGGTGGCCTAAAAAGGGTATTGCGGGAGAAATGGATAACTCTAAACTTACTGACTCACAGTTTACCCGATGCTCTGCGTATTTAGTGTTAGCAAGATATGCTTTGCCTCAACTAACTAACTGGGTAGAAGATGATCGATTCCAAAACATGATGGACTTTTATAAAGCCCGTTATGGTGAAGAGTTTGACGCTATCCTGAGAGATGGTGTTGAGTACGATGATGATGGCAACAGCACTATCGACGATGATGAAAAGCAATCAGTAAACTCTGGTCGGTTAATTAGATAATGGATATACGCCTACAAACTAACGCTAAAGAGATTGCCAAGAGAGTAGGCAAGAAAGGCAAGGAGCTATCTGCCAGCGTTAAACGGGCGTTACTGATTACAGCGCAGGAAGGCGTAAACGTAATACAGGATAGGACTGCCAAGGGTGTAGGTTATAAAGGCGTATTCGCATCATATACACCAGAGTATGCATTGTTTAGATCAGGGAAAGGCAGAGGCACTAAGCCAGATTTAAACTTTACTGGTCAGATGTTAGGCGCAATGACAGTGACGGCTAACAGTAAACAGGCTGAGATATTTTTCAGCAGAGTGACTGAAGCGAAGAAGGCCGCAATGAACGACAAGAAAAGACCGTTCTTTGGCTTTAACGATCAGGAAGAAAAGCAACTGGGTAAGGTATTCTTTAAGGCGTTGAAATGAGTGTAAGAGAGAACATTGCCAATAATATCGTTACTACCCTGCAAGCGATCACATCGCCTGTAGCGGTTAAGTACGTTACGCGAGAGCCATTTGCTTTTGACAAGTTATCGAATGCTCAGTTCCCAGCGATTCTCGTTAGGAGCGCAGGAGAGAACAGAGAAGATAGTAGTCTAGGCGGGTCAATCACTCAGCGCATGGCTACAATAGATTATGAACTGGTTTGTTTTGTTAAAGGGTCTGTAATTGATACAGCCCGAAATAACATTATCGAAGCAGTAGAAGAGGGTCTTGATGTTGATCGGTATCGTGGGGCTAATGCCTTAGATACGCAGATAACTAACATTGAGATTGACCAAGGTTCTATTGATCCCATTGGTGGGGTCATTATTACAGTTCGCGTGCTATATCAGTATACTCGCGGCACAACTTAACTTTTATTTAGAGGTATAAATCATGGCGACTAAAACAGGCGCATCTGGAGTAGTAAAAGTACAAGTCTCAGGCACGACTGTTGCCGTGGTTGGCGAAGTACGATCTTTCACTTTTGACGGTTCAGCAGACACTATTGAAGATTCTGTAATGGGCGATACTGCGCGTACTTACAAGCAGGGTCTAGCTACTAACACAGTATCTATTGAATGCTACTGGGATGAAGCAGACGCACAGCAGTTAATCCTAGACGAGCGTGCTAGTATTGACTTCGAAATCTATCCTACTGGTACTGGCTCTGGCGAGACTTTCTTCAGTGGTGGCGGCATCGTTACTTCACGTTCTATTACAGGCGCATTTGATGGCATGGTTGAAGCCAGCTTTACCGTCCAGTGCAGTGGAGCAGTTGTTGAAGCACAAGTTTAATTAGGGGGATAAACCATGGGATTAGCTAAAGAGTTACGCAACAGAAGGGAAGTAAAAGCGCGAGAAGTATTAGTACCTGCGTGGGGTGATGAATCTGGAGACTTTAAGTTATATTGCAGGGCTATTACCTGTTATGACTTAGATCAACTTCAGAAGAAGCACCCTAACTTCCTGAACAACACTACCATCGGTGCAATGGTGGATTTGATCTGCATGAAGGCAGAAGATGAGGGCGGTAATAAACTTTTTTCGTCTGCTGAAGATCGCATGGATTTGATGGGCGAGGAAACTAATATTATTAGTGACATTGCTAATCAGATGTTTGCAGAGATCGAGTCTATTGAGGCAATCGAGGGAAACTGAGAACCGATCAATCAAGGATGAACTTATTGTCTTTGGCTGATCGGCTTCACATAACAATAGCAGAGGCAGAGCAAATGCCTGTCAACCACTTTAACGAGTGGCTGGCCTATTTCCATATAATGAGTGAGAGCGATGGCTGAAAACGTCAAGATTACGATAAGCGCATTAGATAAAACCAAGAAAGGTTTTGGCAGTGCTACCAAAGGTCTAAAAGCTGTTGCTGGTGCTGTACTAAGTGCCAAGACTGCTATTGTCGGCTTAGTTGGCGCGGCTGGTTTTGGCGCACTTATAGCATCGTCACTTAGAGCAACTGATACACTTACTAAAACCGCAAACAAGATCGGCACAACCACTGAGGCTCTTGGGGCTTTACGTTATGCCGCTGATCTTACTGGCGTATCTACGCAGACTATGGATATGGCTCTGCAAAGGTTTACCCGCAGGACTGCTGAAGCCGCTAAAGGTATGGGCGAGGCAAAAGGCGCAATTAAAGA